TTATATGTTGAGTCAATGTCAGTATCAAAATTTATTGATGTAGCACCAGACCTAATTTTTTCGTCAATTTTAGTTAAGGCCATTATTTAATCCCCCAATATAAAATTTTCCCGGTATCAATATTGGAAGTCGGGGAATCAAATTTAAACTCTATCGCATCAAGGGCAGCAGCTTCTAAAACATATCCACTAACAAAGGCCCCCATTATCGGATCTTGAGTGGATGCTAAAGTAGCGGAATTTCTTGATATCCAATTTTTGTAATAGGTAGTGGATGTTGGGTTATACATAACTAAATATCCACTGAGTGCATACTCTGCATCGGTATATTGGTAATCCATTCCCATTGGTACTTGATCCGTTGCTGTGTCAGAGTAAAGGCGGTCAGCTTGAGGCCAATAGGCAAGACCTTGTAACGTACCGTCTTGACGATTCGTAGCCCTGAATGCTTGACTTTGCGTAGAAATACCGTAGTCTCCATCACTTGTCTTTACCCTAAATGTCCAGTCCGTATCATTCGCAGAGCCATGAAGATTGACAAACTGCCACACCAGTTGTTTGTAGTCTGAAGAAAATCCTGCAAATGCTTTGGATGCTTCTCCTCCTGCTGTGTAGGTGTCTAGTAAAATGACATCACCAGTAGATACACCGCCCATTCCAAAGAGGGCTGCTTTATTTGCTCCTAAAGGCATATCATTCCCCCTAAGCCATTGCAATGCCAGCAGCAAACCCATACCACTGAGTGCCACCGTCAAAGGTAGTGAAGGTTAAGATATCGGTTCCTGATGCTGTATAAGTTGGGCCAGTTCCACCAGGCCACTTAACTGCATTTCCACCACCACCATGCGCACCAGAAACAAACGAAGGAGTTCCTGCACCTAAGTTAGTACCTATAAGAGTGATGGAGTTTGAATTAGAAGCAAGAGCATTTGTTANTCCAATATTAAATGTTCCAGATGTTATCGTTAGAGACTGAACATTCCCATCCTCTAAATCAATATCAAAGGCTGCTGATACAGAGCCAATTGCATTTACAGCCTCAGAATAATCCTTCATCTTTGGCCTTGTGGCTAACTGGTCTGCGAATATTGTCTCTCCACTCATTGTTCCGCCAGCCAAAGGTAGAGCAGCAATATCTGATAAAACCTCAGATGCGCTTCTTCCCTCTACTGAGGTAGTGGCTATCCTCAAGAAGTCATTATCAACAACACCAGTGGTAAACTGAGCCACATCATATTGTGATATCCCTTGAGCTACAGCTAACTCTGTGGAGTCAATTTCTAAACCACCATTAGACTTTAAGTCTGTGCTAAATGCTGTACCTGTTAGATCTAGGCCATCACCTGCTGTGTATGTGGTTCCTGATGCAGTCTGCCATGAAGACGTTCCATCTCCATCCTCTCTAAGAAACTTTGTAGAACCCGTTTCTCCTGTAGACAATACCGCTGTTCCTTCTGGAGCAAGAGTTGTTACGCCATCTAATAAGTTAAGTTCTGCCGCAGTTGTAGTTACTGCTGCTGCTCCTAGTGTGGTAAACTGAGCTTGTAACACTGACTTAATTAGTTGAAGATGATCGTCCCCTTGCGACACAGGATCACTGGAGGTCGGATTCGTCGATACTAATTGACTAATATATGTTGCTGTTTCTAATCCCATGATTAATCCCCTTAATAATAGCCACTCGTGTTCATTACTCTTAGCTCAGAACCAGAGTGACGATCTTTGTCATCCTGAACTTGTAAATCGTTTACAGCTTGTCTGTAAGCTGTAGCCCATAACTGTACCCTTTGGTCATTCATTAAGAATGGTTCTGCCTCTAATAGAGATCCATATAAATATATATCAGGATTCTGTGTAAGCATACTATTAGTTGTGGCAGCAGGAGTTAATGCAGGTATTCGTTTATAATATAGCATAGAATAGCCATCAGCACTTGCTGGTGCTGGGCCAAGTCTAAAGTTTTCACCAATGATAGTGAATGTCTCTGGAGTTCCACCAGTAGATCCAGCCCATATCCTATTCATTATCTCTGGTGTAACATAAGCTAATGGAACTATAGGATCAGTTGTTAAATAAAATGTTCTTGCCTGTATGTAATCTGTAGGTAATGTATAATCTCTAGTCCCCGCTACTAAAGTTCCAGTAGCAGTTGTCTCCATAAGACGAAGACGCAAGTTACGATTTATTCTTGCTTCGGATAAGTCTATGAATTCTTGTATTCTATCAGTTAAATCAGATCTGTCTAACCAGTTTGCCACCGCAGTCTGAAGCTCCGCATAAGTTCCTATAGCCATTATCTTGTCATCTCCGCAATGTATACTGTTCCAGCGGCACTAACCTGTAAAGCAGACACTTTTTGTCCCGCACTTATTCTCCAATAAGTAGGCCAATCTTTCTCTTGATAACCATCACCAACCGGATTATATTCTTTCCAAGTATTTGTTTGTTCTGCCCAAGTTCCTGTTACTGCGCTCCACGCTACATTCTCTACTTCGCCACCGAATGCAAGGAAAGCATCTTCTGTAGCTGTTATCATTACAGAACTTATACCAGCTCCTACGGCCTCTGCCATCTCGGTAGAGGTTGTAGAAGTCGTTATAGAATGCAGCTTATCTGCAAGTCTATAAGGAACATCTGGCTCGCCAATTCTCATCTAGTTAGTTCTGTTATATAAACTACTGAATCACTACTTCCAGCCCTTAAGCCAGCAATCCTGTCTCCAGGGCTAACACGTATGTAATGAGGCCAATCTTTAATGAAGTATCCACCTGATCCAGATGTTGCATCCTCCCCATGTTTGGTGATCTTTATGAACACGGGTTCACTAGCATTAATTATAATGGCGTAACATTCTGAGGTGATAGCATCACTCGACACTACTGAAGTTGAAAGCGCCGTGAACGTATAGTTCCTATCATTTAGTCTGTATAAATCCATCTTGTTTTCCTCTATAGTTTGGTTGGTGCTGTTTTAAAATATTTATTATCAGGATCATTTAAATATTTAGCCAGTAACTTATTATCTTTCTTTATGGCGCCACCTGTCTCCTTCATCCACTGATCGTAAACAGTCAATGGTATGGAAGCTACCTTATGCCATTCGCCCATTTTTCCTGCAGTGAGCTTATCCCCAAATAGATTATAATCTCTTTTGTTTTGTTCTATTGTAGGTTCTACATCTTGATGAGTAGTTATAGATATAGATCCATCAGGCTCTTCAATCCATTCCTGATACCTATATGGCATTACATCTAATATCTCTCCAGTTCTTCTTTTCATCCCACTAAGAACCCCTTACCACCTATAGCTCTGGTTTGATCTTCAGACCATTCCTTTAGATGCTCTTCAGCAGTCTTATGTTTTGGTTTCTCTGGAGCCTTCTCCTTCTTCGCTCCGAATGCCTTCTCTAATTTACTATCTTTTCTCTGAACCATAGTGTCATTACCCATTTTTCACCTTCATGTGGTGGTAGTCCTTGATGCAATGATAAGTCATGTGCCTTATTATTTTCATCTACATTACCAAACATTAGAAGTCTTCCGCCAATAGCTCCGACTACTAAGTTTAATTTAGGGAATGCAGTAGAACCGCCAACAGCATTGTTTAAATAAACCAAACATGTTAATACTCTTTGCCCGCCATTATCAAGATACACTCCATCTAAAGCATCATAATGAGGTTTATACTCTTGATCGTTAGTGTATCGCAAAACATTTATAGGCTCTGCTCTCTCTAACGGAGTGGCTGCAATGTCTGCAACCCTCTTACACAATTCTGGAAAATCAGAGTGAGGAAGGAATACACCATGAGAAGTCCTATCTTTATCAGGAACTAAGCCATCATCCGTTGCAACCGTACTCCTTTTTAGCTTACTTCTGGAATGCTCTATCACTTGTGAACATTCTTCTAAAGAAAGAACCCCATCAACTACCGCAATGGTAGGAGTCTTTACATATACAAACATTACGACTCCTTATTTAAATGGATTCTCCACTGAATGCTTCGGGCTATTACCCGGTGTTTTGTAACCACTCTTTCCCGAGTCAAGAGATTTTATGATCTTCTTTATCCCCTCGCTCCCACCTCTATGAACAGGTGAGTATAAAGTAATTGGCCCTTCTACTTCTTTTCGTTTTCCCATTAAGTCCTCCTTACATAGTGTAAAAATACTTGGGCTAATACGCTGCCCTCAAATTTATCCCTCCAATGAGGGCTCTCTATTCCTTTATAAATAAGACCATCACCCATCTCTAATTCTACCTTATGAACCGTATCTGTTTCTAAATAAATAGGCCATATCTCTTCATTTAACTCTCTTCTCAAAGTTAAGGTAACACTAAACTCGCAACTATGTCTATCCGTATGTTTCTTTAACTCATCACCTATTTTATATACTCTAAGATAAGCATAAGTAGGGATTAACCCTACACCTGTATGCTTCTCCATATCAGGCAACAAATAACACAGAAGGTTTTTCATTGCCAGATCATTATAAAATGCGGGAGTATTTGGAATCTGATTATCTACAAAATCTCCGGATGGTATAGCGTCTGGAAGTGTAGCTATATTATAAGCATACACACCAAGAAAGTCTAAGAGTTCTCCTGTGAGAAGCCCCCTTACTATTTTAAATTTAGTATGCCCAAGATACATATGAGCATCTATCTCCTTTAGTTACAGGCTCTACCCTATGTGGATACATAAAGTTAGAAGGAAAGATAATAATATCACCAATCTCAAATGGTATAATCTTATCACCCCACATTATAAACTCACCACCTTCAAAGTCATCATTAAGCTGTCCTACAACAGATAGCATTGGTATTCCTTTTACCTTACCATCAAACAAAGAACTGATATGGTCGCAGTGTTCAGCCATCTTGTGAGTCTCTGCATACTTTAGAAACTTAACAACTGAATATCCATTCCACCCGTCAAACCATTTATAACCAAAACTTCTAACATACTCTGTTAATGCAGAGGAAAG